AAGGTCAGCCATAGTATCGTTAAATTTAGTTTGCGCTTCTGTAATTTTTTTGTCCATGCTAATTTTTGCTTTTAATCTATCTTCTTCTGCGTCTGCCATTAATTGACTAATTTTTTCAGCGGCTTCTGATTGTAATTCTGTAATTTTTTCTTGATAATTTTTTGCTAAGTCAAGTAACTTTTCATTAGCCTTTTCTGTTGCGTTACTAATTTTATCCTGCAAATCTTTTACCGCGCTCATATACTTTTCATTTGCGGCTTTAACTTTAGGGTCTAAACCTTTGCCTTTACTTGTTCCTGTGCCAGCGTTGGTTCCAACACCAAAATCTGAAATTGCTGGTGCGGCTAATTCGATACCCACTTTAATTTTTTTGTCAGCAAGTTTATCCAAACCATTACTAAATTTACGAACATCGTTGGCAGTTTTATTTACCGCTTCGGCAGGTCCTTTAAATTTATCCCCTATTCCTGGAATTTTAGAGGCGGCGGTAAGAAGTGTGCCAATATAACCAACAATATAACCAATACCATTAACTAAAATTTGGAATACTTTAACAACGGCTTTTCTAAAACCTTCGAATCTATTGTAAAGATAAACAACTGCCACCCCTAGAAGCATTATGCCAGCCACTACCAAACCTATTGGGTTTGCTAACATAGCCGTATTTAACGCTACTTGTTGTCTTGTCATTAATTTTGTTAATGCTGAAACAATACTTGTAGCAATTCCCCATGCCTTAGTTGATATAGTAACTATCTTTACGGTTAAGTTATAAGCGGCAAGAGCCAAAGTTACGCCAAGAATAACGGTTCCAATTAATTTAAATGCCTCACTATATTTTTTAACAAAGTTAATTGCATCTCCAACAAATGCTATGAATTTTTGAATAATAGGTATAAGTGTTGCACCTAAACTTTCAGCAATATCTAATAGTTTTTCTTTTAAAATTTGTAATTGAACTGCAAAAGTTTTAGTAGAGGCTTGTGCTTGTCCACCAATTCTGGCAGTTAATTCGCCCATAGCCTTATCTATTGCTTTTTGTTTAGGCAAAGTGCTATCTAAAGCGATACCCATTTCTGTAAATGCTTTAGCATTACCCATAGATGCTTTTGCCAAAATAGAAGCCGCACTACCTAAATCTATTTGTTTTGTTCGTGCCAAATCAGCTGAAAGTGCTAACAAACTTTGACTTTTTTCTAAATCGCCTGTTGTGGTAAGAAGTCTATTAAATGCACCCATAGCAACATCTCCACCAAAACCTAAATCAACATAACTATCGGTAAGTTCTTTTATCTGGTCGCGGTTTGCTTGTGTATTTACACCAAAATTTGTAAGAGTTTGTCCTAATTTATTTAATTGCACTTCTGCGTCCATCGCTTCTTTAACACCTATTGCGCCAAAACCAGCAAAAGCGGCACCTGCGGCTAATAAACCTGCTACTGCTACACGGCTTGCGCCATCAATTTTAGATACGCTTGCGCCAGCCTTTTCTGCTTTTTTATCCATCTTTTCAAGTTCGCCATTAACTTTTTTAAATTCAGCAAGTGCTTGGTCGGCAACTGCTTTAATTTCAAATATTGCTGGTGGTAAAAAAGATGCCATTATCTACCGCCAATCGCTAAATGTTTTCTAACCATAGCAGGAACTTTAACGCGAAACTTTACAAATGCAGGTGCCATATATGGGAAACCTTTCATAGCAGAAGTTCCAATCCAAGATTTAGGTGCAAATGAACCACCTAATTCTACTGCTCTACCGTAAACAATGGTGGGTCCAACTATTGCTTCATACTTAGCAAAATCAGATTTAGATTTTTCTCCTCTAATAGAACGGCGCAGATTACCTGTGCGATTCATAGGTGGCGCACCAGCAGTTGCCTTTTGTCCATCTGGTCTGCGACCTTTAATTTCTTCTTTAGATAGTTGTATTAATGCCGTCATCATTTCATCGCGCAAATTCATCACACTTTGGTCAACTCCAGAAGTAACCTTAGCGAGTGCCTTTTTTACACTATTAAGGTTTGTTACTATCATTTTCTACTTCTTTCACTATTCCAGAAATGCCAATTATCCAATCTACCAAATAAGCAGGTTGTTCGTCAGTTTGTAACGGTGTCCAACCAAATTCTTTGGCACAGACATAATAAACAAACTGCTCATCTGGATAAGAAAATGCCTCGTGGCGTTCTCCGCCTTTAAGTATCCATTTTAATCGTTGGAGTTGCCGAAAGGGCTCTCGGAATCCTTTTCTGTAACTTCTGTTTGATTAAGTGCAGGGAATAATATCTTTTGAACATCTTTGGTTTGGTCTGTTAGAAAATCGTAATCTGCCATTTCCATTTCATCAAGAGAAGAAATTTTAATTGACGGGATAGGTAAATCTAATTCCCAACTTTCGATTATTATAGCCAAAAGACCATCTGTTAAAGATAACGCTTGCATAATACCTTCATCGGCTTTTGCGGCATTAAGAAATACTTTCTTGCGGTCTTTTACTTTTAAAGTTGTTGCATCTTTCAATACAACTTTTGCCTTACTAATTGGTAGTGTTACTGTCTTACTTGCCATTTTGTTTCCTTCCATAGAGTAATTTGCCTTCCATTTTTATAACAAGCGTGCTAGAGAGAGGGAGCAGGGAAGGCGTCTGCTTCAACCAACTCTCTAGCACATTTATTCTGAAACTTATGCGTAAGTTCCAGAAGTCTTTGCGTTTTGTAACACCCATTTGATAGGTGCAAAACCGCCAGATGCTCCGTCATCAGTTGTATTAGCCTGTGCGTTTAGGTTAATAGTTACTGATACAAAGTCATCACCACGACCCACTACTGCCGCAGTATAAGCACCCTTAGTAAGAGTTGCTTGAATTTGTATAGCGGCTGCTGATACGCCATATGCCCAGTTAAGAACAATTGCAGGTTGTGTATCAGTTAGAAAGCGTGTTAATTCTGCATCAGTTTCCATCACAAATTTAATTGTGCCAGTTACTTCTAGACCACCTAAAAATACCTGATATGGGTTTTGTGTTTGTGAGATGCCATAAATTGGAGTTGCGGCACGCTTCATTTCAATAGAACCTTCCATCGCGGTAGATACTGGTGAACCACCGATAGAAACTGTTCCTTGCCAAACTGGTGTAGGTAATACTGTGCTAAATGATGGTGTTGGGTCTGCTACTGTGCTTGATGCAAAACCCATTGCTTTAGCATCGTATTCCAACATGCCATCAGCGTTAAACTTTAATGTAAAATCGCTAAATTGGCAGCCCGGAAAACGGCGCACATTAACCGCATAAAAATCGGTCATTGAATAAGAAATTGGTTGAACATCAGAAGTTGAAGTTACGCTATTTAATAATGAAATTGTGTGCGTAAATGGTGCAGATGCGCCAGTTGTTGCTACTGAACCCATAATTCCTGCTAATGGATAACCAATGGCATCAGCAAATACTGCTCCGCCAAAATCAAATGTTGAACGCTTACGACCAGGAATATAATTGTAATTAACAACATTAGAACCGCGAAGTCCTGTGTCGTATAAAGGGTCAATTAAATCTACTGGTGCCAAACTATCTTTTGCAACAGGTATAAAATCTGTTGGTGCTACTGCTGTTCCCCTAGTGGCTTCTTTGGCGATACCCACATAGGAACGAACGGAGGCTTGTACGGCCATTATTCACTCTCCTGCTTTTTTGTCTCGGTTGATGGTGTTGTTGGTTTGGTAAAGCCTTTTGCAACTCCAGATGGAACGCAATCTGGTGCTGAAAAGTTATCTGGCGCATCAAATTCCTCGCCAGAATTAACTACAACTCCAAGCGAAGGAAAAACGCGTTCATCTGTTCCTATATATTTATACTTCATTGTTCTCCTATGCTTGTATCATCTCGGTAACATCAAACTGTAATTCAGCGTAAGTTTCCGTTGCACCTTCATTAGTAGTTGCTGGTTCGCCATAAGACGCATTGATTATTGGTTCTGCTCCTTGCCAAACTAAAGTGCCAGTAGCATCACCAAATCTATGGTCAGACCGTAATCTTGTCTTAATAGCATCTACCATTGTATCAAAATCTACCATAGCATCTCTACTATCTCGTTGCAAAGAGTGATGATAAATTTGTATTACAACACCGTAATCTACACGCTTCCAACCATTAGTAGCCCCACCTATAGCCAACCGCGTTTCTGTTTCTGATTGAATAAAAATAACTATTGCCGCACGGCTTAATTGACCTGCCGTGCTATTTTCTTGAAAGTTTATACGCTTAGGAAAGGAAGTAAGCACCTGATTTACATTGGTTATAGATGGTGAGTTTAAAAAAGAATAAAGAGTGGCACGAACGCCTGTGCGACCTGCCATTATCTTATTCTACGGTATTTATCAATTATGGATAAAGCGAGAGCAATTTCGCCACCGTAACGATTTGCCCCATCTACTCCTATTTGTGGTGAAGTTGTTAAATTCATAGTCATAGAACTATCTCCACGCACTCGCAAAAATGCAGAAGTAATTAAAATACATGATTGTTTAATAGAGTTTGGTAAATTGCCTAAAGTAATTCCAGATGCGTGTGTAAAAGCCAATGCGGAAGTTAATGGTACGGTTGTTGAACCGTAAGTATAAGTTGTATTAACTGTAACGCTTTCGCTACTTGCCCCATCATATATTCTAAGTTTTTGTCCTGCCACTATTCCAGTTGCAGAAGATACAGTTAAAGATGAAGCGCCTGCTGTTGCTACTGCTATGGGATTATTAACATACCCAGCAATATAATTATATCTACAATAAACCACTTGTCTTGGTACTCCACTTCCGCCAAAAGATAACGGACCTTGTGAAGAATAAGTTAAAGACATTGTACTAACTGGAATAATTATTTGTTGTTCTTCAAACCAACTTTTGCTTGGGTCGCTAAGA